TATGCCCTACTGAATTAAATGCAAATAATTTATATAAAGAAAATGTGAGTGAAAATGTTTTTATTGTTGGTAATACTGTATTGGATAATCTTATTGATTACAAAGAAAAGTGTGAATATACAAATAAAGTCTTAGTTACGATGCATAGACGTGAAAACCATGAAAATATTAATGAATGGTTCACTGAAATAAATGAGTTAGCCAAAAAACATAATGAATTAGAATTTATTCTACCTTTACACCCAAATCCAAATGTTCAAAAACATAAATCAATATTAACACATGTTAATATTGTTGAACCTTTGAAACATGAAGATTTATTAAATCTATTGGTTAAAACAAGGTTGGTTATAACTGATAGTGGTGGTATTCAAGAAGAGTGTTCATTCTTCAATAAGAAATGTTTAGTATGTCGAAAAGTAACCGAAAGACCAGAATCAGTAAATTTGACTAGCTTTTTAATCGATGAACCAAAAGATTTAGCGTCAATCTTTAATTGTCATATCAATAATTATAATGTAAATATTGAGTCACCATATGGTGATGGTAAATCGTCAATTAAAATTTGTGATATTTTGAATAAGTTAATAAAATAAGATATTTATAATAAAAGTTTGTATGATAAAAAAACCAGCTACAACAGCTAGAAAACCTAGAGTTAAAAAAACAACAACCGAGGTAGTTGTTGAGAAAAAAGTTTCATTTGATTTATTATCGTTAATTAAAATAGATATCAAACATAAAAACGAGATTCAAAAGAAATTAACGCAATCAATTAAGAATGGTGATGTTACTATATGTACTGGTCCAGCTGGTACTGGTAAAACTCTTTTGAGTGTTGCTGAAGCGTTGTTACTTCTTAAAACCCATAGCGACATATACCATGAGATTAAATTGGTTAAATCAATTATAAACTTAGAAGGTGAAGATTTAGGTACATTACCTGGTGATGAAAAAGACAAACTTAAATTTATTATGATGTCTTTCTTCGATGCGTTTTATAAACTTATTGGTGAAGAACTTACAAACAGACTTTTAGAAGCTGGATACATCAAGATGGAAGTATTTGGTGCAATACGTGGTAGGTCTATTTCTAACGCAATTATATTGTTTGATGAATTCCAAAATGTATCTGATAGAAACGGTAAAACTCTTTTAACAAGATTTTCTGAAAACACAAAAGTTATTGCTTTAGGTGATAGTAATCAAGTAGATTTAAAAAACCCAGATTTGAGTTGTTTGAAAGAATTGGTTAGAATGACAAAACTATATCCAGAACAAGGTGTTAGTGTTGTTGAATTTACCGATGAAGAAGTTGTTAGACATAGACTTACTAGATACTTTATAAACATATTTGAACACAAAGATTATAAAAAGAAAGAACCTAGAGTTATTCCAGTAATCGAAAGACCAAAAACTCAAATTATAAAAAAAGAAAGTTTTTTTAAAAAACTTTTATCATTTTTTACAAAAAAATAATTTTTTACTTTACTTATCTATAGTTATTCCTTAGATTTATTTTATGAAGATAGGGATAACTATAAACGAGGTTTTAAGAGATTTTATTGGTCAACTAAATTACACGTATTCAAAATATATCAACGAAACTGATATTACAGAAGAAAATGTAACTAGTTTCAATTTAATTGATTATTTTAAGTTTGACGACATCAATCAACTTAATAGGTTTCTATACTTAGAAGCACCTCTAGAAATTTTCGGCCATGCCGACCAGATGTCAGATGGTTTAATTAACCATTTTAATACTTTTTTAATGGACACCAAAGATGAAGGTGAACATGAAATCATTTTAATTAGTCGAGAAATCGAAAAAAGTATTCCTTCAACACTTTTCTTTTTATCAAAAACTGGATGTCGTGCAGCAAATATTAAATTTGTTACTTCATATTCAGAAAAATGGGATGATGTTGATGTATTGATTACAGCAAACCCACAAACACTTGAAAATAAACCAAACGGTAAAATTAGTGTAAAAGTTAACGCTTCTTACAATAAAAATACGCCATCGGATTATGAGATAGACTCCATATTAGACTTCATCAACAATGAAGAACTTAGAGAAAAAATCTTAAATACAAAAATAACAACTTACGAAGAAATTAATTAATATGATTGGATTCGGTGGAAACATCTATTACATTGACTTAGATGCCTTAGAAAAAACAATAATACCACTTGGTGTAAGCCCAACTGATAAAGTCATTGAACGTGAAGAAAAAGTTCATGTAGATGCAGATAACAAAATAGTACATACTGATATTACAGAAGTTAGTAGAGATAGAGGTCGAGAAATTGATGGTGCTAAATACGAAATAGTTAGACTTATGCTTGAAATATTGATGGATGGTACAGAAGAAACTGACGATGACGCATTAGGTGCTGATAGAGCATTAGAAAAGACATCATTATCGTATAAAATTGCATTCAATACCCTATACAATTACGGTATTTTAAAAGAACAAGAATAACACCCATATAAAAAAAAAATAGAAATGGAAGAAAAACAAAAACAAATCGCAGAACAAATTACTCAAGTAAATGAAGTTCTAGCAAAATTGGAATCAAAAGATTTCAACCTATACTTTTTCACGTTAGATACAAAAGGTAACCCAACAGCTGGTATTGCAAATATTTACGAGCATGTTAAAATTTTAAATAGTTTAGGTTACAAAGCAAGTATTCTTCATGAAAAAAATGATTATAAATTAAGAGGTGACCAAGAAGGAAACGGTATTGCTGATTGGTTAGGTGAAGAATATGCTTCATTACCACACACTTCAATCGAAGGACAACAATTAAACGTTAGCCCAGCTGATTTTATCATTATCCCAGAAATTTTTGCTAACATTATGGACCAAGTAAAAGGTTTCCCATGCAAAAAAATAGTTTTCTCACAAAGTTATGATTACTTATTAGAATTGTTACAAATAGGAAAAAGATGGAATGTTGATTATGGATTTACAGATGTTATTACAACAACTGAAAGACAATCAAATTATTTGAAAACATTATTCCCATCAATAAAAACTCACATTGTACCAGTTGCAATCGCACCTTATTTTAAAGATAGTGATAAACCAAAAATTCCAGTTGTTTCTATATTGACTAGAAATCAAGGTGATGCTGCTAAAATTGCAAAATCATTCTATTTACAATACCCAGTTTACAAATGGATTACCTTCAAAGAATTGAGAGGTTTACCTAAAGAACAATTTGCTAGCGAATTAGCTAAATCTTGTTTAGCTGTTTGGGTTGATGACCAATCATCTTTCGGTACATTCCCATTAGAAGCTATTGAATCTAACACGCCAGTAATTGGTAAAATACCTAACATGATTCCAGAATGGATGGAAAGTGTTGATGAACAAGGTAATGTTACTATCAAACAAAATGGTATTTGGACAAATACTACATTGAATATTCCAGAATTAATCGCAACTTATTTAAAAGTTTGGTTAGAAGATTCTGTACCATCTGATTTAATCGAAGGTATCAATGAATCTAAAGGATTATACACTTCAGAAAACCAAATTTCTGTTGCAACTAACGTATATTCAACTTTAGTTGAAAATAGACTTTCTGAATTAAAAATAACTTTAGAAGCATTAGAAGATGCTCAAAAAGAAACAACTAACGCTTAATAAAAATACGAATATGAAAAATACAAATATTTCAGTTATCCTTCCAGTTCATGAATTGAACGAAGAAACAACAATTTTATTTACAAACGCAGTACAAAGCGTTATCGACCAGTCAATTAGACCAGAACAATTAATTATCGTAGTACCAAAAGGTAGTGCAGTAGTTAATATTGTTAAAACTGTTGATTATGGTGATTATAAAGATTCAGTAGTAATTGCTGAAAATGATGGTGAAACTGATTTTGCATCACAAATTAATTATGGTGTATCAGTTTCAACGACAGAATGGTTTTCAATCTTAGAATTAGATGATGAATATGCTAAAATATGGTTTAAAAATGTTGTAGAATATAGAGAAAAACATACAAATGTAGATATCTTTATGCCTATAATCATTGATGTAGATAATTCTGGTCAATTTATTGGATTTACTAACGAAGCTGTTTGGGCTCAAAGTTTCTCTGATGAATTAGGTGTATTGGATAACAATGCATTGTTGGCTTATCAAAATTTCAACATCGATGGTATAGTAATAAGAAAATCAATCTATAATGATTTTGGTGGGTTTAAACCTAGTATCAAATTAACTTTTATTTATGAATTCTTATTACGTATGACGTTTAAAGATGCTAGAGTTTTTGTTATACCTAGATTTGGTTATAAACACGTAAATCAAAGACCAGGCTCGTTATTCTCTTCTTATAAAGAAACATTAGACCCAGCAGAAGCTAGATGGTGGTTAGCAACAGCTAAAAAAGAATATTATTTTCCAACAGATAGAAAAATAACATACGCTGTAGAAAAATAATAAATGGTAACTAAACGAGGACGCAAAAGAAAAAACGACATGTATTTTGGTCCAGAAGAAGAAGAAGCCGTTATTAATTTTTTAGAATCAGAAAACGAAATAGAAAGGAATCTTATTTTTAACGAGTGGTTAAAAGCACCACTCGATAAAATGATAGAATCGATAATTAGAAGGTATAAGTTATATCGCAAAGGTGAAACCTTTGAAGAACTGCATGGTGATACTGTGTCATTTCTTATGACAAAAGTACATAAATTCGAAGGAGCTAGAGGTAAAAAAGCCTATTCATATTTTGGAACAATTGCCAAGAATTATATTCTTGGGTTGCTTATAAAAGATGAGAAACACATGAAACAGACAACTTCATATGAAGATTTGTCTGATAGATTAGAAGAACGTGAAGATTTAACTTATGTTATTGACAACGACCACTTTTCAATGGATGAATTTATAAAAAAATTAGCCAATGGTATTAGAGAAGAATTAAACGATGAAACCCTACCACCAAAGAAAAAGTTAAACGATAATGAGAGAAAAGTTGGATACGCTCTGATTGAAATTTTAGAGAATTGGGAAACAGCATTTGAATCAATGAATGGTGGTGCTAAATACAATAAAAATTCAGTGCTAGAAACCATGAGAAACTATACCAACCTTTCAACGAAAGATATTAGGTTGGCAATGAAGAGATATAAAGAACTTTATGAACTTCTAAAACACCATGGTTTGTAGAAAAATTACAATAAAACCGCTTTATTAGGTATTTATAGTAAAACTAAAAAACATGCCAAGAAAAAAGAAACAAGACGTAAAAGTAAACAATACAGAATCATTAGAAGGTCTTATGCAAGAAACCTATAACGATGCGTGTTTACAAATAACTGATGCTCAGAAGACAATTAACGAATTAGCTTCTAGTGCAACACCAGTTGATATTGATGATTTAACTAAAATTGCCAAAGAAAAAGGTGGTTTATTAAAAATTAAAGATTCAGCAATTAGAATCAAATTAGAGTTAGCTAAATTACAAAGTGATATAATTAAGAATCGTGGAGACGTTGAATCGACAATCACAGAAAGAAGTCATGGTGCTGCATCTTTAACTGATTTTAAATCAATTAGAGAAATGTTAAAAAATGATAAAAAAGATAACGATTTAGATAACGAAATTGAGTAACTATGTCAGTAGTAGACAAAAAACAAAAAATTTTTGGAAATATAGCAGCAGCTAGAACCATAACTGAAGGAATGCCTAAGTTCAAAAAAAACTCGTCATTTCCTTCAATTAATAATAAAGGTAATTCCATAACTTTTTTAACCGATTTAATTAAAGCACTTATTGGATATATTGCTTTGGTTAAAGCAATTGTCGATATATTAACACATCAATTAGCGAAGATTGAAAAAGATATTAAAAAAGCTTTAAAAACAGAACTAAAAGCCATTGTTAGTTGTGGTGTTGACCCTAGTTTACCTAGTTTTATCAAATCAACTGGTACTGGTATTGTTATTGAAGTTAAAAAAGTAGATTTTTTACAATTATTTAAAATTGATGCTAAAACAAAAGTTGGTGCATTATTATATAATGATGTCACTCCAGTTCTGACCGACTCAACAGATTTAAATACATTCTTATATGGTGTAATACAAGATGACGGTGTAATGCACACATGGAAAGATAAAAATGGAAACGGGTTGTTTGATATAACTTTCAAATCAACTGGAACTGCTGGTATTCCAAATAATACTTTTACAATAAAAGCAAATTCAAGTTACAACACGAAAACACTTAACGATTTAAATAATAATTTTGTCGATTCATTAACTTTATTCAATTCAGAAAACATTGTTAGTAGAATAATAGATATTATCTTTGGTTCTATTTCATTTACAGTAAAGAAACCTAGATTCCATTTAGAAATGGAAGAAAAGATAAATAAAATTGTCGATAAAATGGTTGATGAAGATGCTAACGCTAAAGAAAGTGATTCTGGCGATGATGATACCTTTTTTACTTTTAATAATGATGAATTATCTGTTATTGAAAGTCGTTCTGATGAACGACAAAGAGGTGTTATAAAAATAAAAACATCAACTGAAATAGATGGTGTTGTTCCAGTAGAAACACTTACAGCGTTCACTCAATCAATGTCAGTTGCATCAACAACAGAACAGAAAAAAGCAGCGTTATCGAATAGTTTAGACCAAATGGCTAATGAAAGTGCTAGGGATGTTAAATTAATCAAGGATAAGGGTTCTGTTAAATTAAATTTTATACAATTACTTATAACCAATTTAATAAAAGCCATTGTTGGTATTGTTTTGTCACCTAAAATAGTTATGATATTTTTAATAAATTATAAAATAATTTATGGACCAACAGCAACTTATGGTGACGCAATTGATTTCATAAAAAAGAATAAAAAACTTTTCAAACAAATAATGAAAAGAATTGCTGGTATGATAATTAAAATTTTATTAGCAATTGCTTTACAAAAAATAGCAAAATTAGTTGGTGATGCTATGATTGAAAAAAATATTGAAAAAAATAAAAATAAAAAGACTCAATTATTAAGTCTTGTTGGTGTACCACAAGAAGCTTTGAGAGCAATTAAAGGATTAATGTAATGTTTGATATTAGTAATATTAGTGGTGTACTAAATGTGATTTTAGCTGCATTCACAATTCCAGAAGAACCAATAGCGTCACTCCCACCACCATTGATTATTGTAGGTGCTAAGTTAAGACCAGGTGTATCAGCAAAATCAATTGCTTCTAAAATTATATCTAGACAATCACAGTCTGGTAGACAAGTTGGTGATGTATTTGCTGATGGTCCTAATAATGAAGAAGCAATGGAATTAATTAGAATTGAAGAAATAATAAATGCGTTATTAAATGAAAGTGTTATTAATGTTGCGATTCCACCTGGAATTTCTGTTACGGTAACTGGCGGTAACGCTGGTGGTCCATTCATTGCTCAAGGGTTCACAACAACAATAGCAACTGGTAACGGTATACATAGATAAATTTTGTTATTATGATAGAAGAAAAAAAAGATGATTTAGAATCAAAATCAAGCAATGAAATTTTGTTTGAAATAAAACAAATGGAAGCTGACCATGAAGCAATAAAATTAAGAATGGTACAAGATTATGATAGATTAGTTGAAATAGAAAATAAATTTGAAAAAGCTAATCAAATAATATTAAAAAGATTAAAAGGTGTGTAAATGAGCAACGATGGTACAAGTAGTTGGTTCTTGGGTCCTTATCCAAGTAAACAAGACAATTTTAGATATTTAAAATATGGTGTTGTTGATTCTATAGAAGATGAATTTGGAATGGGTAGAATCAAAGTTAGGGTTAATGGTAACCACGCTGTTGGTGGTGACGGTGATACATTAACTAAAGATTTACCATGGGCGTTTCCATTGTTACCTAAACATTTATCAACTATACCAAAAGTTGGTGAAGTTGTGTGGATTTTTATTTTAGGTAAAAAATCACAACATGCTGATAGACTTTATATTGGACCAATTACGTCTCAATTAGATAAACTTAATGAAGATAGATTTTCTGCGTTAACACCTTTAAGACCATTTACATTTGGTCAATTAACTCCAGGTGCCTCAGTATTGACTGATGAGACAACAAACAAAATAATACCAGAATTAATAGGTGTCTTCCCAAAAGCAGATGAAATATCAATACAAGGTAGATACAATACTGATATCACTCAAAAAAAGAATGAAATTGTAATTAGAGCTGGTAAATTTGAAGCTTCAGAAAGTAATGTTTATAAAATAGCATTCAACAGTAAAACACAAGGGTTTATTCAAATTAAAAATGATGTTTCATATCCATCAACAAATAATTCTGAAAGTATTGAAAAAGGAAGTGTTACTAATATCGTTGCTAATAAAATAAATTTATTAACACATAGAGATGGTACACCAACAATCAATATAAATAATAATGATTTAATCAGCAATGATGAATTAAAAATGATTTTAATGGATGCTCATCAATTACCATTTGGTGATATCTTATTAGAATATTTACGTTTATTGAAAGAAGCTATATTTTCACACGTACATAATGGTAACGGAAACCCAGCAACTGATTTAACGGCAACTGACTGTGCAGCAGTAGCAGCACTTAAATCACAAGCAGATGATTTAGAAAAAAGAATGTTATCTAAAAACATTCGTATTAATTAATCTTTTTAGATATTTATTATAAAAAGATACAATGGTAATACGAACATATTTCGATAAGAACAATACTATTGTTTACAATTTAAATGTAAACACTGGATTAAACCCAATAACTCAATTATTCTATGGTGGACCAGTTGGTAACCAAACTTATAGTAGATTTTTATTTCATTTCGATGAAAATAGAATTAAATCGCTATATACTGGTGGTACATTCACCGATTTATCTAAACTTAAACATACACTTAGAATGACCAACACTGGTGCTTTTGATAAAGAATTATTAAACACTAGTGTGGGTGGTAAAGTTAGAACAACTTCTTTTAATTTAATTGCATTCAAAATAGAACAACCATGGGATAATGGAGTTGGTTATGATTATGAAGTTCCAATTCTAACATTTGGTGACCCAGCTTATTTTGTTGGTCCATCAAACTGGGTTAGAGCTCAAACTGGAATTGACTGGTCTGGTGGGTCTGGCGTTTATTCTGGGTCACCAAGTGCGATAACCGTAACATATCAACATTTTAATAAAGGTAATGAAAATATAGAAATGGATGTTACCAATTATATTAATGGTGTTTTAACTGGTAATACAAATTATGGATTAGGAATTGCTTATGATAGAAGTTATGAATTATTAAATACTACAGTACCACAATATGTTGGTTTCTTCACAAACAATACACAAACATTCTACGAACCTTATATTGAAACGGTTTATGATAACCATATAAAAGATGATAGAAATAATTTTTATTTAGATAAAAATAATAAACTATATCTTTATGTAAATGTTGGTGGAAACCCAACAAATTTAGATGTTATACCAACAGTAGAAGTATATAATAACAACGATGTATTATTTTCTTCATATACCCAATCACAAGTAACTCACGTAACAAAAGGTGTTTATTCAATAGATATTATTGTTCCATCAAATGGTTCAAATGATTGCGTTATGTATAATGATATTTGGTCTGGAATAACTATAAATGGTGTTTCTAGACCAAATATTTCTTTGGATTTTGCAATGAAAGATTCTATGGAATATTATAACATTGGAACATCGGATAATTTACCTAAGAAAACAGCGGTTAGTATTTCTGGTATTCAAAACAACGAAAGAATAAAACGTGGT